ATCGAATGGTAGGCACTCGCTGATGGCTAATGTAGTAATTGATATTGCAGCCGAATACACCGGCAATAAAGCATTTAAGCAGGCAGAAACTGCTACACAGAAACTTGAAAAGTCCGTTGCCAAGTTAGGTAAGCAACTTGCAGGAGTATTTGCTGCATCTAAGTTATACGCATTTGGTAAAGCATCCGTCAAAGCATTTGCAGAAGATGAGAAGGCTGCACGATCACTAGCCCTAGCCTTAGCCAATACAGGCAACGCATTTGCAGCCATCGAAGTTGAGAAGTTTATTGGTGATTTACAACGCGCCACAGGTGTCTTAGACGATAACCTGCGACCAGCGTTTAGAACGCTTCTTACAGCCACAGGCGATGTCAAAAAGTCACAAGATGCGCTAGCACTAGCATTAGATATTAGCGCTGGTACAGGGCGCGACTTAGGTCAAGTTGCTGTTGCATTATCTCGTGGCTTCTTAGGTCAGACCACAGCGCTTAGCCGTTTAGGAGCAGGACTAGACAAAGCAACACTTAAAGCTGGTGACATGGATGTCATCATTGGAGAACTTACAGACAAGTTTAGAGGTCAGGCACTAGCTGCCGCCGAAGGCTATGCAGGATCGATTGCTAAGCTCACAGTTGCATCCAATAACGCAAAAGAGATTATTGGCAAAGATTTATTAGACGCAATGTCACTGATTGCTGGAAAAGATGGCATCGGCGGAGCAACATCAGCAATGGAAGGTTTTGCTGTTGAAGTAGGAAACGCTGTTTATGGCGTTGGCGTTCTTATCTCTCAATTAAGAAAACTTCCTGGTGGGGCAGATTTACTTCAAGGAACTAAAGATGCATTTTCATTTAGTGGCTTTGGCTTATTTAGTATGCTTGGAGAATTTTTCAAAAAGCGTGCAGCAGGCACAGGTCAACAATCTCCAGGTGAACGCAAGCAAATAGATAAGATAAACGCTGATGCGTTAAAGTTACAAAAACAACAAAATATGCTGAAGAAGATTGATAATGACAATACAAAAGAGAAGTTACTTCTTACTGCTGGTGAGAAGGCTCTTATGGAACTTAAGAAGATGTTTGATCTTGAAGGTATCCAAATTCAAGCAGCTCTCAATGGTGTCTTAACTGAAGAAGAAAGAGCCAGAGTATTAGGGCTGAAGGCAATTAAGGATTCAGATACTGCCCTTGCACTTCAGGCACTAGCGGCTTTAAGAGCAGCTGATGCTACTTCAATCTTGGCTGGATCACTAAAAGCTTTAAGTGCAGAGTTTGAGTTCGAGCGTATGCGTATGGCACTTGGTAAAGCCCAGATGGCAGGCGTGGCTGCTGCTACTGCAATCTCGCCAATAGCAGGATCACAGGCGGCATTAGATACTGCCCTTAAACTTTACCCAGACTTCGGCAGCGAAATGGATGCAGCTCGAAGCGCAGCAGGCAGAGCGCAAATGTCTAACATTACTGTCAATGTTGCAGGCTCAGTCACCACAGAGCGCGATTTAGTATCAGCAATTACTCAGGGCATTTACAACAATCAAGCTTCCGGCATCCCGATTAACTACTCAACGAGTTATGTCTAATGGCGTTACCAGCAACCCTTTCGGTCAAGATAAATCTATCGGGTGGAGCTTCATTTGGTAACCCGTTTATCTTGGGTACTTCACAACTGGGCTTTGCTGAACTAGCTTCTGCCATTCCTGTAATCGTCGATGTTTCTGCACAGACAACCAACATCTCAACTCGCAGAGGTCGCAACCTTTTGCAGGATAAATACGAGTCCGGACAAGCAACTATTAGAGTCGTTGATCCAGATGGTGACTTCAACCCACAGAACACTTCTAGCCCCTATTTCGGGCTATTACAGCCACTTAGGAAGATACAGGCATCTGCTATCTATGGCGGTGTTACTTATGGCTTATTTGGCGGTTATATCACCGAATATCGCTACACCTATCCAACCGGTCAAGAAGTTGGCTATGTGACCTTTATTTGCTATGACGCATTCCGTTTAATGTATAACTCCAATGTCACAACCGTTACAGGTGGCACAGCAGGGCAAACAACTGCACAGCGCGTTCAATCTATTCTTAGCATGATTGCTTGGCCGCCTGCATTTACCAGCATTGGCACAGGCGCTACAACTTGCGTGGCAGACCCAGGCACAACTCGCACAGTCCTAGAAGCAATCCAGACTGCTGAGTTTACAGAACAGGGCGCGTTCTACATTAACGAGAACGGCGTAGCAACCTTCAAGGGCAGACAATTCGTGGTCGATGCACAAGCAGCTAGTCCAACAGTATTTAACCAAACTGGCACAGGCATTAACTATGCAGGAATTACCTTTGCACTCGATGATAAAACAATCGTAAACAAGGCAACTGTGACCCGTATTGGTGGCACAGCACAGACTTACTCAGATGCGACATCTATCGCTCAATACTTCACAAGATCGATTACAGCTACAGATATGCTCATGCAGACAGATGCCAACGCCCTAGCGCTAGCAACTGCCTATGTCGATTCGCGTAAAGAAACTTCTATCCGCATTGAAACAATTACGCTGGACTTGGTAACTCCTAACTACTCATCAGGTGTTACAGCAGGTTTGAGTCTGGAGTTCTTTGACACAGTAGATATAACCAATGAGCAACCTGGTGGATCAACTATCCAAAAGAAGCTACAGATTCAAGGCATAGCCCACACAATTACCCCTAACACTTGGGTGACTACTTTTGCTACACAGGAGCCTTTACTCGATGTTATGTACTAGAATTGACCCTATGAAAGAGGTGTGCTAATGGCTGTCGGACTTCCGCTTAAAACGACCTATGCGAATGGAGATGTCTATTCTGCATCGGATGTTAATGATACGAATGGCACAGTTAATCTGATTGGTCAAACAACTAACTTATTTGCTGGTAAGAATAAAATCATCAATGGTGACTTCGGCGTGTGGCAACGCGGCACATCCTTTAGCATGTCATCAACACTTTATACAGCAGACCGATGGGTCGATGTTGCAGCCACTGCTTTCCCTACTGGAACAGTTAGCCGTCAAACCTTTACGCCTGGTGCTGCTCCGCTTTCACCATACGAGTCATCTTTCTTTGCTCGCCTTAACATAACTGCCGCAAACGGCTGCACTAATCTTGACTACAATCAAAAAATAGAAGATGTAAGAACTTTTGCAGGTCAGACTGTCACTGTTTCTTTTTGGGCTAAGGCAGATGCCGCAAGCACTATGGGCGTTTATTTTGAGCAAAACTTTGGTAGCGGTGGAAGTGCATCAGTATTCTCATCTTTAAACACAATCAGCCTCACAACAGCGTGGGTGCGATATAGCACAACTTTCACACTTGGTTCATTAACTGGCAAAACTATTGGCACAAGTAATTTCTTAATGCTGGGGTTGCGTATGCCTACAAGTGCTGGTGTTGTTCGCGCTGGAACTTATGACTACTGGGGTGTGCAAGTTGAGTTAGGCTCAACAGCCACAGCCTTCCAAACTGCTACAGGAACTATTCAAGGTGAATTGGCTGCGTGCCAAAGGTATTACTATCGGACAGGCGGCTCATCCCTTTATGAACCTATTTCAAGTTATTCATCGGCATATAACACCACCATTGTAGACCCAATAGTTGTAGTCGCTCCTGTAACTATGCGAGTTGCACCAACAGCAATAGATACATCAACAATTCTTTTAACAGATGGTGTTACAAGTTATTCTAGTGGTACTTTTACTTTATCAACTTATGGTTCAAAAAATAACTTAGCGGCTAAATACACTCACGGTTCAGCAGCATTGACCGCTTTCCGTCCTTATGTAGTAACAGCAAATAATTCAACAAATGCCTATATGGGCTTTAGTGCGGAGTTGTAAAAATGGACAATGTAACTTTTATTGAATTAGAAAACCGTGATGGTTCAAAAACTACTCACGCCATTATTGACCGAGGCAATGAAGAATTTACCTCAATGCTTAAATCAACCTACGATGAAATGATTGCTAAGCGTGAAGCCGATTCTCTGTAAAGCAGGGCAACAACTTCGTGAGCAGATTGATGATTCCTTTCCTGACCGCGATAGAAAGTCTGATGGTTGGATAGCGGATGCTCGTCACGCCAAAGCAGGTACAAGTGATCACATTCCAAGTAAGATTGACGGCTATGTCAGGGCTTTGGATATCGACGCGAATCTCGACTCACGAGCCAATACAAGTGTTTATCTTGCCGACCAGATACGTCAATGCGCCAGACGTGATAAGAGAATCAAGTACATCATTCACAAAGGAAAGATTGCCTCAGCTAAATCACTTTGGATTTTTAGACCTTATTCTGGCTATAACCGCCACGACTCTCACATACATGTCAGCTTTACCAAAAAGGGTGATTCAGATTCTTCGTTCTTCCAAATCCCAATGCTAGGAGCAAACTAATGAACATGAAAAACCCACTAATACTTACAGCTGGTGCATTCCTATCAGCTTGGGCTGCAAGTAACTTCGATGTCGATTACCGTGCAATTCTATGGGCGGTACTAGCAGGCGTATTCGGATACGCAACTCCCAAGAAATGACACAGCAGGATTTCTTTACGCTATACATAGCGACAATCTCCATCATTGGTGGGCTTGCAGGTTATGTCATCACGCATCTATTGGGAGAAATTAAACGACTCAATTCGCGTGTCGATGAAATCTATAACATCCTCTTAGAGCGATAATTTTTGTCATGGCTAGAAAAGCAACGAAGGCTTTACAGGATCAAGATTATTCCAAACTTGATGCCTACAGCATCGGACTGAATGAGTTCTATAAATCATGGCGCCGCGCTGGGTTCTGTGTTGATTTGGCACTTGCCATAATAGTTGAACGAAGCAGTTACCCGGACTGGATATTGCCTAGCCCAATCAACCCAAACATCCCAGAGCCAGACTGGTATGACGATGAGGATGAATGAAGCGAACCGTAGTAGTTCCAGACTTACAAGTTCCCTATCACGATCCAATAGCAGTAAAAAATGTTGCAGCGTATATTAAAGCTGTACGCCCCGATTCTGTCGTTACTCTCGGCGATGAAATCGACCTACCACAGATTTCCCGATGGACAGAAAATACTCCGGGATGGTACGAGCAGACACTAGCTGCTGATAGGGACGAGACTGTTGAAGTTCTTTGGTCATTGGTTGAGCATTCTAAAGAAGCTCACATGATCCGCAGCAATCACACAGACCGTCTTTACAATGTAACGATGAAGAAGATTCCTGCATTCTTGGCATTGCCTGAGTTGCGCTTTGAGAAGTTTATGAAGCTTGACGAACTAGGCATCACCTATCACAAGAAGCCGTACGCCATCGCTAGGGGCATTGTGGCAGTACATGGGGATGAGCAGAGCGTTAAACCCACACCTGGTCTTACAGCCCTTGAAGCGGCTCGTAGGCACGGTATTAGCCTCATCTGTGGTCACACCCACAGAGCAGGTCAATCGGCCTTTACAGAGGCTTCTGGAGGCCGTATAGGGCGTATCCTGCGTGGCTGGGAGGCTGGACACCTTATGGATGTCAGGCAGGCTCATTACACTAAAGGCACAATGAACTGGCAACAGGCGTTCATCATCATTGAGGAAATCGGGACAAACGTGCAGGTCAGCATCATTAACCTAGAGAAGGACGGTACTTTCGTTGTGTCAGGTAAGAGATACGGGCGCGCTCGGTAACGACATTCTTCGCAACATTGACGATCAAATGGATGATGCCGAGTGTTTACCTAATGTTCATGTTTCATCGTCAAAATCAGCAGGGTAAATCGCGCTAGCTGTGTCACACTTTTCTGGTAAGCAAGGGCTGCTTACATGAAAGGGCAAAATGATAATCAATTCACTCACAATCCTAATCGTTGCCGGTATTTGTTTAGCAAATTATGTGGCTTATCGATTAGGTCAAGAAAATGGCTACGATCAAGGCTACTGCGAAGGTCGCAAGTTTATGCGAAAGTTCTATGAGCAGGAACAGCGATGAAAGCAACTGAGGCACTCATAAATGCAATCGACATCATGCAAGATCGTGGCGCAGTATACGGACACCCTAGAATCAATCAGAATCGGATTGCTAGCAGGTTATCCTGTTTATTTGAACAAAAGGTCACAGACTCTCAAGCTGCACTTGCAATGGTCGAAGTCAAACTCTCACGAATACAAGAAACACCCAGCCATATTGATTCCTACATCGATGCAATCGCATATCTTGCAATAGCACTTCAACTACAAACGGAAGAAGATGAGTTCTATGTTTAATTTAGAAAACTACGAGACAGTTGATGAAAGACTAGAGAAGTTTTGGGAGAAGTATCCAGATGGACGAATTGCAACCGAACTGGTTAGTGCGCAAGAAGGACGATATATTGTACAGGCGTTCATTTATAAGACTTATGCCGATTCTGTCGCGTTCGCCACTGGACTCGCTGAGGAGACGATTTCTACTCGCGGTGTTAAT